CCCGCCTTGCGTTTTCCTAGACGCACCCGATTTTGAGGCCCTGTCTAGCAAGATTGTCAAGATGTCTTTTAGCGTAAAGGTGCTGACATTAGGGCCAGGCAACTTGGACGGCTTACGCAACGTTTTAAGCATGTCTGCGGCGCTTCTCGCCAGCAATGTGGCTGTGAAGTCGGGGCGCCCTGGTTTCGTTACCGTAGGCGGGCAAACTTTCGCCGCCTATGATTTAGTTGTTGACTTACAAGCACAAGGGGTATGACATGAAATACAAGATTCTTAGTCCACGGGTGGGAACACCTGGCGCCAAATACGAACCTGAAGCAGGCGTTAACGTCGAGGCGTTGCTACTTCACGGTTTTATTGTTGAGGACACAGCACCGCCAAAATCTGCTAAAACTACTACCGAACAACCAAAGGATTAACCCATGGCAACTAGCACTTATCTTTCCAACCCAGGCGTCCAAGTAAACGCAATTTCACTAACGGACCAATGCACTAGCGCAACCGTCACGAACACAGTTGAAGCCCTCGAATCCACCGCTTTTGGTGGCACGTCACGAGTGTTTGTTGCAGGCCTAGCTAACCAAGAAATTACCCTTGACTTGTATATGTCCTATGCAGCGTCGGAAACATACGCCACCCTTGCCGCCCTTGTCGGGACCACTACAACTGTCAAAGTCTCAAACACAACCACTGGCCTTACCACCCCTAGTGCAACTGAACCTTGCTTTACTTTGACTGGCGCTTACTTAGAAGCCTTGCCCGTCATCAACGCCACCATGGGCGAATTAAGCACTATCTCCATCACTTTTAAGGGCGGCGTCTTAACTACCGCTGTCAGCTGATTTCAACCTACAAACAAAGGACCCGACATGAAACTTACGCTTAGAGTTGACCAGGGCGACGGCCCCATTGAAATAACAACCAACCTATTTACCATCGTTGCATGGGAACGCCGATTTAAAACTAAAGCGTCAAAAATTGCTGACGGTATTGGTATGGAGGACTTAGCGTTTATGGCCCATACCGCACTACAACAAAATTCCGTGGTAGTTCCGGTGGTCTTGGACGATTTCATTAAAAAAATTGTGCTTTTGGAAGTTGTAGACACAGAACCCGAAAACCCTACCGTCGAGGCCACTACCGATTCGCTTTAGCGCAACTGTTGGCAACGACAGGGTATTGGCCTCATCAAGTAGAGTTTGACACCAACGACCTTGCAACGGTCCTAAAGGTGTTAAACGAAAGGAAATAGGCATGTCTGGCGTCACGATATCAACTGAAGTTTTTGGAATCCGTGACGCTGTAAAAGAGTTAAAAAAATTGGAACCTGCCCTATTTAAAGAATTTCGTAAGGAAGCAACAACAGCCCTAAAACCTATTGTGCTTGACGCCCAGGCAACGCTTAACAATGCAGGCCCAGCGCCGCTATCTGGTATGGCCCGCAAATGGGCGCCTAAAGGCAGACAGATTTTCCCGTATGTGCAAACTAAGGCAGTTCGTGGCGTCAAAGTGTCGTTGCGTCCAAGCAAAGCAGCGTTTCTTACTGTGCAACAGAAAGACGCAAGCGGCGCAATCTTTGACATTGCAGGGCGAAGTATTCAAAACAAATTTGGCGAAGCGTTAAACAAATACGGTAAAGCTTCTCGAAGCATGTGGCCCGCAGCTGACGCTAAGGAAACACAAGTGAGAAGCAACCTGGCTGATGTGGTTGCAGACGTAGCGGCAAAGACGCAGAAAAGGCTTAGGTACTGATTATGGCTGGCATAACAATTCCGCTGATTACAGAATTTAAAGACACGGGTATTAAAAATGCGATTAGGGAGTTTAAGAATCTTGAAACCGCAGGGCAGAAAGCCCAATTTGCTGTTAAGAAAGCCGCTGTTCCTGCTGGCCTTGCCATTGCTGCTTTGGGTGCTGTTGCGTTTGACGCTGTAAAGGCGTTTGCTGAGGACGACGCCGCCGCACAAAAACTTGCCACAACGCTAGGCAACACTACGGGCGCTACCGATAAACAGGTAGCAGCCGTCGAGGACTTCATAACAAAAACGAGTATGGCAGCCGCCGTTGCAGACGACGAACTACGGCCCGCTTTTGACACTTTAGTTAGAGGAACTAAAGACGTTACTGAAGCACAAGATTTACTTAACCTGGCATTAGATATTAGCGCCGGTACGGGCAAAGATTTAGGGTCCGTTTCTGAAGCCTTGTCAAAAGCGTTTAACGGGCAGTTAGGACCATTAAAAAAACTAGACCCAGCGTTAGCGGAACTAGTTAAAAGTGGGGCAAGCACCGACGAAGTGTTTGCTGCTTTAGGTAAAACTTTTGAGGGCCAGGCGTCCACAGCTGCTAACACCACAGCGGGCAAAATGAAAAACCTTGGTATTCAAATGGGCGAATTTAAAGAATCCATCGGTAAAGCTGTCGCCCCGCTGGTTTCTAAATTGTTACCTAAATTGTTGCAACTAGCCGATTTTGTGCAACGCAATTCTAAAGTCATAGTCATTTTGGGCGCAATCATTGGCGGTTTGGCTTTGGCTGTTATTGGTGTCAATGCTGCAATGACGGCTTATGCGGCAATTACAACAGCGATGACAGCAATACAAGCAGTATTTAACGCAGTCATGGCGCTAAACCCTATCTTTCTTATCGTTATTGCCATTGTTGCCATTATCGCAATTCTTGTGGTGTTGCAAAAGAAATTTGATATTTTCGGCAAATTTGCTGATTTAGTTGGTGCAGCGTTTGGCGCAGTTTGGGACTTTATTAAAAAGGTCTTTAACTGGGTTAAAGATAACTGGCCGTTATTGCTAGCAGTTTTGTTAGGTCCGTTTGGATTAGTTGTATTAGGCGTCATTACTTTTAAAGACAAAATTATTGGCTTTCTGCAAAACGTTATTGGTTGGGCTAAAGACAATTGGAAACTACTTTTAGCAATTATTACGGGACCTTTCGGTTTGGCTATCTATGGCATTATCAAATTTAAGGACTCAATTATTAGCGTCTTGCAAGGCGTCAAAGATTTTGCTGTCACTATTTTCGACGGCATTATTGGCGCCTACCGAACCGTCATGAACGCCGTTTTAGGGTTAATGGAATCGGGAATAAACAAAGCCATATCGGGGCTTAACACAGCGTTAGACGCTGTAGACGCAGCAGCAGGCCCGCTAGTCAACTTTGGCAGTATCCCCAATATCAGTATCCCTCGACTTGCTGAAGGCGGCATAGTTGATAAGCCAGGCGGAATTTTGGCGATGATTGGTGAAGCAGGTCCTGAAGCGGTCATTCCGTTAAACCGTATGGGCAGTATGGGGAACACGTTTAACGTCTATGTGCAAGGTGCAGACCCGCAAGCGGTAGTTAAAGCGTTACAGGATTACAACCGGACAGCAGGCCCAATACCCGTAAACACTAGGGCTAACTAAAATGACTCAGCAAGTTTGGAAAATAGAAAAATTTGCGACAGATAAAACCGACGAGGTGATGTCTTTTACTTACCAAACGGGTCGAGGCACGCAGTTTGATTCGTGGTCGCCTGGGTCATTAGTTTTAACGATTAGAAACAACAACGGGCAAGCTAACGGTTACGACCTTAACGATAAAATTGTTTTGACTGCTGTAGGCACAAATTTTTATCAATGGTTTTATGTGCAAGAAGTTTTGTTTAACGACTTAGGCAGCACGGGCGCTGGTTCTACCGCAAGTATTATTTGCACCGATTTATTAGGCAGGTTAGGCCGCATAAACGTTTTTGAAAAATCTTTGCCTTCCGCAGCGACATTGACTCAAATAGTGACGGGCTTTAACTCATTTATGCCGTCTGGCACTTCTATTGTCGGGTTAAGTGGTGGCGCTTCTATCGCTGCTGCTACTGCTACCTATACAGGCACAGGGCTAAACCGTTTAAATTTAAACATGGTGACAGAACAGGGCTGGTTAGGCGTTACCGATATTTCAATTTATCTGTATGGGCGTGACGACATTGCCGATTTAGCGCCAGGGACAATTACTTTAGCCCGCACCGCTTCAGGGTCTTTTCAAATGGCATATTCGGACATTAAACGCATAGCCCTAGGGTCAAACTATTTAAACGCTTGCACAGTAACGCCGCCTGTCGCAGCTGCCCAAAATTACGAGGACGCTACAGGCGTCAGCGCTTTTGGTGTATATGGTGCAGAGTTTGCAACAGTTGACGATTCGGCTTCACAGGCCCTAAGTTTTGCCCAATGGCAAGTTTTGTCAAGAGATGACCCGGACGAATTGTCTTTTGCAATAACTGTGTCCGACGCAGGAAACAATTTGACGGAACTATTTGAAGCGATTTATTCTAATTATGCTGTCGTAACGGTGTCCTACAAAAACCCTGGCGACAACACGACTTATACCTCAAAACAAATTATGCAAGGTTTTACTATGTCTGTTGTGCCAGGGCAAACCACCATGCAAATTACAACTAGCCCTTTGACATATTCCCAGTTTTTTACCCTTAATTCGGCAACTCTTGGTGTGCTGAATACAAGCAAGTTAGGGTGGTAAGGTAGTCCCGTGAGTTTGAACGACGAATTTTTGGTGGGCGAAACCCTCGGTGCCGGGGAGATGAACAATCTGCCTTTTGGGATTGCAGGGTACGGCAACTCATCGGCGGACCAAAACCTAACCACCACGATTACCGCCTCAACGGGTATGTCCGTCACCTGGACTGCTGACTCAACACGGCTATATAGAGTCACCTATTTTGAACCGCAAGTTCAGGGCAATACCGTTTCGGGTGGCAACGTCCAAATTGCTATTTGGTTAACCAGCGTTGCAGGAACACAGCTGCAAGAAGCATTGTTAACTAACGGGTCAACGGTGCAAGTAACCAACCCTGCAACGGTTGTTTATGTTGGCACGTTTTCGTCGGGGTCACGAACTGTTATTGGGGCCGCTAAAACTAGTGCGATTACAGGCACGCCTAGACTTCGAAGGCAATCAACGGCTAGGGCCTACTTAATTGTTGAGGACATCGGGTTAGCGTGAACATTACTAACCCGCCTAAAGCGCTTATTCTGTTGGTTGCTTTGTTGTGTATCACAATTCTTTTGGCTACTAACAGTATTGACCAAAACGCAGGTTTGCCGATGATTTCCGCAATTGTGTTTTACGGTATAGGCAATGGCGTTGCCGCCAAAAACGGCAAGGATAGCCCAAAGATATTTGGACCTAAAGAATGACCATACGGCCCTACACGGGCAACAAAGACGCCGTGCATGAAAAGCCCCGTGCCGGCACGAAACTATTTGTGGACTATTGCGCCTTCCTGTTTGGCGTCAAAAATCTAGGCATTTACGCTAACCGCAACATGAATTTATCGGGTTTGCCCAACCCACCTAAATCGGTCCATGCAACCTGGCGGGCGTTTGACTTAGGCGGAACTGTCAAGCAGCGTTACAGCCTTATTGACTTTCTGTGGGTTCACCGTGACATTTTAGGCGTTGAGGAAATACACGATTACGCCAACACCTATAAGCCGTCAAAGTTTGGTTGGGGCGCTGGCTACCGTTGCGATAGGGACGCCTGGCGTATCTACGAAAAGAACACTATTGGCAGCAAAAACGGTCAATGGGTACATGTCGAGATAAGCCCGCTACTAGCTGACCACCCTGACATTGTGGCCCATGCGTTTAAAACCATTTTTAAGGGTGCTTGACTTCATCGCACCGAATCGGTAGACATATCCCGACCTTACCCCGACTAAAGGACAAATAATGAACGTGAAACGCTTTATAGGTTTAGCCCTATTTACTTGGCTTATGTGCTGGACGGTGGCGACAGGCTTTGGCCCTAACCCTGCCAAAACTTCGCCCGTGGTGCAGACCAGCCCTCGAATTACGGTGCAGATGTTTACGCCTAGCGAGGTTGTGGGCCAGCTGTACCCGCCGCTAACAACGACGACGATTGACAATGAATACGACACTTACCCTTATTATGAGGAAGATTTGTTTGCTGAGGAATTGCGGGATTTGCCGTGCGCGCAATGGTTCAGTACCGCCGTCAACGCAGGGTGGCCCAATGACGTTAAAGTGCTTAAAACGCTGTCTAAAATAATGATGCGCGAAAGCGCCTGCGACCCTACAGCGTGCAGCACAAGCGATTCTGGGCGCCAATGCAGAGATTATGGTTTGACCCAAGGTAATTGGTACGCACACCATGTTTGGTGGGAACAAATGGGCTTAACGCCTGACGACATGTTTGACCCGTACACAAACCTTAATTGGGCGTGGCTGCTATATTCGGGCCGTGAAGCCAAAGGGCAATGCGGGTGGCAACCCTGGCGGCTGTGCTGACCTAATGTTTGATGTTGACCGCCCCGACTGGCAACAATACGCAAATTGCCGTGGCTTACAAACCAACCTATTTTTTCCTGCTAACGGTACAGAATCGGCGTTAGCCCGCAAGATGATTAAACCGTTTTGCGATTCCTGTCCGGTGTTTGACGACTGCCTTGACTTCGCTATGTCGTTTGCCGATAAGGCGCTGCAAGGGTTGTGGGCTAACACAACTGAGGGCGACAGGCGACGTATGCGTTACGACGGCACACCCAATGTGTATAATCCCATCAACCCGACAACCGAAAGGTCCCGACTATGAATAACCAAATGCAAGAACTATCCGCCGCTATCACTAAAGCCGATATTGCTATGAAAGCCGCCGCCTGGCAGATAGAACAAATGCGGGCAGACATTGACCAAATGCGCAAATGCTTATTTGAATTGGCGTACACGGCTGAGGAACACGGAATTAACCTTGTCACCCTTACTAAGACTTCGCAGGACACAATAGTTGCCATGCGTCTAGGTGGCTTTAAATGAACCTGGGCGACTATGTAGACGTGCCAACACGGTTTAAGTTAGCCCTTGACAAATGGCCCGAAATGCGGGTTGTTGAGGAACCAGCAAAAATTGTCACTATTGCAGACAAAACGTTTATTAGCGTGACAATGACCGTTTACCGTGACTTGACAGACCCGTTGCCTTGTGTCGCTACTTGCTGGGAACCTTTCCCAGGGCGCACGCCGTTTACTTTAAATAGCGAAGCAATGAATTGCAGCACCTCAGCGTTAGGTAGGGCTTTGGGCATGATGATTCCGTTCGGCAAAATGGCGTCGTTTGAGGAAG